CCGTAGCTCGGTACGCCGGAATATCCATCGGTCTGATCCCCTGCGATTGTCTGAATCAGATGCCATCGAGCACCTTCTACAGGGTCAATCAGCGTTGTCTCTTTCATGTCGTAGAGCCTGCCAGGTATTTGTTTCATATCCTTGTCAGGTGAGCAGATGATGTTGCCTGGATTAGCTGTGGCGTAGATGCCCATAGCATCGTCAGCTTCTAGTTCGTCCATCATCTCTACTTGGTACTGTTTACCAAGCTCTCTGATGACACGTTTGTATCCGCAGGGCTTCTTTCTATTTCGATGCCCTTTGTATTCCGGGTAAATTTTTTTCCTAAAATTCCTAGAGTCACTGAAGAACAGTACCACTTCTGGTATGTCCCACATGAACTGAGCTTGAATTCTAGTGATGTCCTTACAGACATTTTTATAAGCTTCGGAAAACTTACTGACAACAGTAATTACATCATCACCCCAGTCAATTTCGTCTTCAGCTCCTGCACAGCCTTTATAGACAATGTAGTCTGCATCAATGAGTAGTTTCATCAATGGACCTCCGCCCAGTTCTTCCCTTGTTTAGCTTCTGCTTCGATTGGGATTCGTAAGTTGTAGTACTCTCCAGCCGCTGCAGCGCTAAATACCAGGGATGCTGATAAATCTGCTGCGTGCTCGGGAGCACACTCGAATTGCAATTCGTCATGTATAAATGCGAGCTGTGATGCACACAGCCCTGTTTGTTTAATAGTTTGGTTTGTGATAAGTAGCCAACGCTTAGCAACTACGGTGGCCGAGGATTGCATAAGCAGATTCAAACTTTTATGAGGACTGTCAACCTTGATAGGTCTTCCATCAATACTCAGAAGAAACCCTTTCTCCGTAGCTTTCTTTTTGACTGCTTCCAATAATTCCTCAAGTCCATCAATAGCGTTGACAAACGCTTCTCTAATTTCTTTACCTTTCTTTGTAGCTTGTTTTTCACTTAGTTGGGCATCATAGGAATACCCAATTTTGGCATTTCCGGCACCGTAGATGAAGGCATAGCTAATGGTTTTGACTTGTCTCCGAGTAACCCCGATGGCGTCGGCATTAACTTGGTGAATGTCGCCATTGAGGAGGATATCCGCATACCGACCTGAGTCAAAACGACCAAGATAGTGAGCGAGCATCCTAAGTTCAATGCCAGCAAGATCAGCGCCGACCATGATTTGGCCGGGTGTTGGTTTGAAAAGTTCTCTGAATTCATGTTCACTAGGGGTCTGGGCTAAATTTGGTTTTCGGTGGGCGCAACGATGGCTGATAGTTGCAACTGAACAGTGGTGATGTATCCGACTAGCACTCGTACATAGCTTCAGCCATGCGTTCACGCCTTCGGAGATCATCCCCAATTTCTTCGTAATATCGAGACATGTCAGAAACTGCAGTGCTATCTCTGTCCCGATCTCTTTGAGTATCACCTCGTCGATGATCGGCTTGCCTGTCTTCTTCGCGAACTGGGTTGGTTTCCAACCGTAGTGTGTCTGTAGAATCCATGAAATATGATCTCGACTAGTAGGGCTGGTTTCTTTTATGCGGGTGAATGTACATCCTTCGATGTATCCAGATGTTTTGTTATTTCGTTTAGGAGTAAACTCCGGTCCTGCAACGAAAGGGTGCCGGTCGCGTAATAACTTACAAGTTTGTTCAAGCTCTGTTCTGAGAGACGATGCAAGTTTCCATGCAGCGCGTTCATCAAAATACCATCCATGTATTTCTTGTTGTGTAAGTATCTTCGCGACCTCATGTTCTAGTAACACCCACTCAGGTATCGGTGGAAGTGGTCGCATAGTTTGGTGGTAACTTTTACGTCTTGGGCGCAGTAGATCTCCATTTCTGGTGACCAGTTTTGCCAGTCAGTTGTTTTGCCGAACTCACCTTTGTACTCTTTTAATCTGTAGCCGTAGCTTTCAAGTGAGTGGCGGCCATACAACCGACTAGGCATAGGTTGGACGTTTCTTTTCCTGTCAATCTCCATCATGTCTGTGTGATACAAACGTGAAAGAAGCAGTGTGTCTATGACAAGTGCTTTTGGATCAAACCAGGGATAGATTTTATGTAGGACGGGTATGTCATAACCGAGCACATTATGCCCGACAATAACATCAGCATCCTCCAATCTTTGAACGCCACGGACAATTGGTTCTTCGTTGCCTTGATCGTTGTAATGCACTGTCTGGTCAGCATCACTGTCGTAGATAACAAGACAGTGGACCTGGGTAACATCATCAAGTAGTCCGTTGGTCTCTAGGTCGAATACCAGCATTATTCCAGTGGTAGGTTTTATCTACAAACTGAGCTTTCTGTACTGCTTCAGGTGTAGGTGGATTAGGTCGTTTCAAATAAGCATCCTGTTCAGCTTTAAAAATCTGACGTTGGATCAAACTCGGTGTCTGCTTCAGTTTCATTAAATTTACAAGTATCAAGGTCGTAGATCAGTTGGCAAGCTTCACCAACTTCGCCTGAATA